GACGACCTCGACATCGTCCATCTCCTCAGTGCTATTGATTCGGCGGGCCTCAGTCTCAGCCTCGACGCGGCCATGGAATAGCGCCAGTCCCGAGCACCTATCCCCGCAGCAGCGGCCGTACGCCCCGGCGAGCCCCGGACCATCTCCGTCCCATCCGATGATCCGGTGGACGTACATCGTCGCCTTGTGTTCGTTCATCGGTCGCCTCCCCAGTAGTCGTACCCATCGGGCAGCAACTCGTCGCACGGCGGCAGGCCAGCGTGGTGTCGCCACGCCTCCTGGAGCGTCCAGACCAGCTGCGGACAGCGGTGCGGGTCGGCGCAGCCCCGGGGGCCGAGATCCCCCCGGACCCCCTGCCCGAGGCGGAGCCGGCCCCAGCCGCAGGAGCAGGTCGCTCGTCGCCCCCTGGCCGTCGTGTAGTCTGCGGTCCTCTGGTGCTTGATCACGGCTCCCTCCTCGCATGGGCGTCCAGCCACTCCTCGATGGTCTGGCCTGCCCCCTCGCCCTCTCCGCCGGAGGTGATCGCTCTCTGTCCCCGCAAGTCAGCCTGCGGTGCGGGGTCCGTCTCTGGAGGGGGTGTTTTGGTGATCGCGCTCAGGGGCCTTCCCCCTCGCCCGAACGCGGCATCGGACGGGGTGTGGCTCTCGGTCCAGGTGGCGAGCGGCGAGAGCACGGCGACCGGGGCGTAGTGCCCGAGGGCGAGGCGCAGTTTGGCGATCTCATCTCGGGCGTCGGCCAGCTGCTGGCGGATGCCGCCGACGGTCAGTGCATCGACTTCCATCTCGCCGAGCAACTCCGTGTACTCCTCCTTCAGCCGTTCGATCTCGGCCCGCTGCTCGGCGATGATCCGCAGACCTTCGCCCGAGCGGACGTTCCGCAGCATATCGAGGATCTGGGCGTGCTCGTTGGCTCCGGCGGCCTCGTAGATCTCCTGGAGGCGCTCCCTCAGCCGCTTGATCTCGTGCCCCCACGCAACGCGGGCCTCGTTGACATCCTCGCTGCCGAACGGCCCCACGTCGCAGCTCGGGCAGCCGTCATGGTGGTAGTGCATCGCCTCGCCCCACGGGCAGTCCCGGGCCCCGCAGGCGTCGCAGTCGACCATGTTCCCGTCGGGGGAGCAGGTGTGCTCGTGGGTCTCTGGGGTGTCGCTCATCGCCCGGCCCTCCTCGCCTCTATGTTCTTTAGCCCCTGGGCGGCCCACGTCCCGTTGGCAGCTTCTTGGAGCAGGTCCAACAGCCCCTCTAGTCGCTTGCTCGCCTGCTCCAGCGCCACCTCCTCGGCACGGGCCAGGGGGCAACGACGATAGCCGGAGAGGAAGACCGTCTCGTGGCACTCCACCTGCCACTGGACGAAGGGACGGTATCCTCCGTCGTATTCGATCCCCTGGCGCCACTTCCACCGCAGGTAGACCCCCCGGGCCAGGCGGGCGGTGCCGCGTGTGCGCTCAGCCATGGTCCTTCTCCTTCAGCGCCGCGACCCACCGGCAGTCGGGGGCGTGGCCGTAGGGCTCGATCTGCTCCAGGACCAGGACCGCCTCCGCGTGCCACGCCCGATCGGCCCTCGGGTCGGCGGCAAACTGCCGGTGGTAGGCCAGCACGTCGGCGAAGGTGATAGGCCGGGCGCACCTGACCTTGACCGGCTCCTCTGCGGGGAGGAGGACGAAGCAGGCCGGGTGGTCGCCGTCGAGGGGCTGGCTACAAGCGCAGACGACGTGCTTCTCCGGGTCCATGCAGCGGTAGTGCAGGGGCGATGGCCCGTACGCTGCCCCATGGTGTACGCAGGTCCGGGCCATCAGCCCACCTCCCCGGCGTCGCTGTCGTGGTCGCGCTCGTCCTCTCCCTCGTCGTCGCCGCCCATCCACGGGGACTCGGCCAGCGCCTCGATCCGCTCGTCGTGGAAGGTCCCCTCGGGCAGCGGCTTGCCCTGCCCCTTGCCGCGCTGAAGGCTCCGGCACGGCTCGCCGGCCACGACCCCGCAGCGGGCGCAGTCCACGTCCAAGGGAGTGGGGGCGGAGGCGCCGATGGCCGGGGCAGGCTCGGGCGCGTGCTCGTCGAGGTACTGCTGCGCCACGGCCTGGACCAGCGGGCCGCCGGTGGCGATCCGCTCCGCCAGCTCGGCGGCCTGGTGCAGCTCGGGGGTGGAGGCGGCGGCCAGCCGCTCGATGATCTCCTCCCCCTTCCGCTCCAGCTCGGCCAGGTGCTCGGTCTCGGCCGGGTCCAGCAGGCTATCGAGGGTCCGCTGCCGCTCCCCGGGCTCCAGCATCCGGGTGCGCACGACCGCCTGCGTGTCCTCCCGCACGACCTCGGCGATCCCGGCGTCGTAGCGGGCCACCTCGTAGCAGCGGACGGCGCGGTACTCCGTGCCGGTGCGGACGCAGCCCCGGAGGTGGGCCAGGCGCTCCTGGATCTCCTCCTTCTGGTCCTTGGCCTCTTCCCTGCGCTGCTTCAGGTCGTCGTCGATGCCGTCGATCGCGTCGAGCTTGACGACGATCTCCTCGCCCATGGCGACCAGCTCTTCCTTGGAGAGCGGCACGGGGAGCGACTCGGTCACGGTGCGCACGGTGCGGGTCTTCATCCTCTCCTCCTCTCGCTCTCGCTCATGGGCCCCTCTCCCGCCCGCTGTCGGACCGGGCGGGGAGGGACTGCACCTGCCGGGATTCCCTGGCTTCCGACAGGCCCCCGGGCAATCCGGGGGCTTCAACTCTCAGGCGACCTGGGACGCCTGCTGCTTCTTCCCCTCGCCTCGCTCCAGCAGCCGCCACACGCTCTCCGGGACCTCGGCCCCCGCCGGGACCAGCGTCAGCAGGAAGCTCAGCACCGGCACCGCCTCCTGCTGCCAGGCGAGCAGCTCGTCGGCACGGGCCACCGCCTCCGCCGCCCGCTGCTCCCGCTTCACCCTCACCGCCTCGTCGGTCCGCTCCCGCAGCCCGCAGGTGCAGATCCGGTCCTCCTCGTAGAGCGGGGCGCCGGGCCAGCTGCTCGGGCAGGAGCCCGCGTGCTGCTCCTCGAGGGGGTCCACCCCCGGAAGGGGCCGCGCCCGATCGTCCCGGGTGCGCCAGCGGTCCACCGCCCGGGCCCACTCTTCGCCGTCCAGCCGGTCGTCGAGGCAGCCGTGAGCGCAAGGCCGGGTCTGGCCGTCCTGGCCCGTGACCTCGTCCTCCCCGTGGCACACCGGGCAGCTGTCCACCCGCTGCTCCAGCCGCAGCCGCAGGATCCGCCCCCGGGCCAGCAGCTCGCCGACGAGGTCACCCTTGCCCCGGGCCTTGTGCGCGGCCTCACGGGTGCCGGAGACGGTGTGGGTGCAGGTGCAGTAGTTGTGTTCGTGGCGCATGATCTCCCTCACGCTGCCTGGCCAAGCCAGGGCGTCTGCTCGTACTCGGAATGCAGGCACTCGGCCCACTGGCCCCCCTCGGCGTAGCGTTGCCAGGCCCTCGCCCTCGCCCAGTGCCAGGCTTCCCGCTCCAGCCGGCCCATCATCCGCCAGCCGGCGGCCAGGGACCGATGATCCACGGCGAGGCGGGCGGCCTGCTCCCGGGTGCAGTAGTGGGCGGCGCGCAGGGCCATGGCTCCTCCTCCTCTCGCCTTCTCTCGCCGCCGCTGCCCAGCTCGCCGGCTCTCGGCCGGTCTACCGGGCGGCCTCGTCGTGGGGCTCCCCCGCTCGCCGCCACCATCCCATGCTCCCGGTCTCCCGGTGAGCCCCAGCGCCGAGGCCCTCGCCGCAGTGCATCTTCTCTTCCTATTATCGAGATCCTGCGAACAATGTCAAGATTTATCTGCATACCTAACTTTCGACACTCGGAGATACTTCCCGTCCCGCTCGATCAGGATCTCGGCCGGCACCCGCAGCTCGTCCACCCCCGCCAGCAGCTCCGTCACCGTGTCCGGCCTCTTCCCCGTCCACCCCGCCGCCCGCAGTCGCAGCCAGGTCTTCTCCGCCGCGTACCCCCCATGCTCAGGACACCACCATTCGTCCGCGGTGACCAGCCCCAGATGGTACCGCACCCTCACGCTGTCCGGCCGACCCGCCTTCTGGTGTCTCGAGTAGCTGACCTCACTGACCGGCCGCCAGTCCGGCGCCTCCTGGCTTTTCAGCACCGCCCCGGTGTACGCCCGAGCGGCGTGGCTCGGCCCCCTGGCTTCCTGCTCCGGCCACTCCCAGCCGCAATCCGGGCAGATCAGGACCCCGATCGCGACCAGGGAGTGGCACTGCGGGCACTCCTTCGCGGGCGCCTGCCCGCCCTCCCCCTTCGCCCGCGGCCGCACCGCATCGATCGGCCCGTGCCGCAAGACATTGCCGCCGAAGTCCAGCAGCAGGCAGTCCTTTTTCCCCTCGGCGACCCGGAGCCCCCGTCCCACGATCTGGACGTACATTGCCGCGCTCTCCGTGGCCCGCAGCAGCGCCAGCAGGTCGCAGCGGGGGAAGTTGGCGCCCGTGGTGAGCACGTCCACGTTGACCAGCGCCTTCAGCCCGCCGGCCCGGAACCGCTCGACGATCGTCTCCCGCTCTCGCCGCGGCGTCCCCCCGGTCACGAGTTCGGCGTCGACCCCCCGGCCCCGGAGCTCCTCGAGCACGTCCCCCGCGTGTGCCACCCCCGAGCAGTACAGCAGCCACGCCCGCCGGTCGGCCCCCGCGGCAACGACCTCGTCGACCGCCCGCCGCACCAGCCCCGCCGCCATGAATGCGGCCTCCGCCTCCGCCGGCACGAACTCTCCGGCCCGCCGGTGGACGCCCCGCAGGTCGGCTCGAGCGTGCCCCCCCTTGGCCACGACCGGGACGAGGTGCCCAGCATCCACGAGCGTCTGGACCTCGATCTCATAGGCCACCGCATCGAACAGCCCGCCCCCCGACAGGGGGCCGCTGTCGAGCCGGTAGGGGGTCGCCGTGAGGCCGACGACCCGCACGTCGGGGTTGGCCACGCCGAGGTAGCGCAGCGTCGAGCCGTACATCGTCTCGGCAGATTTTGGTATGAGGTGAGCTTCGTCGACCACGACCAAGTCCCACGGGTCGAAGTCGCCGCAGACCCGATGGAAAGTCTGGATCCCCGCGAAGAGGATCGGGGCGATCGTGTCCCGTCGCCGCAGCCCCGCCGAGTAGTAGCCCAGCGGGGCCTCCGGCCAGAGGGCGGCGAGCTCGGCGCCATCCTGCTCCAGGAGCTCCTTGCGATGGGTCAACATGAGGATTCTGGTCTGCGGCCACGAGGCCAGCGCCTCCTGGCAGAGCGCCGCGATGATCACGCTCTTGCCCGCACCGCACGGGGCCACGATCAGGGGGTTACCGCCGCCCCGGCGCCAGAAATCGTACGTCGCATCCAGGGCGGCTCGCTGGTACGGGCGGAGGTGGATCATCGTGTCGCCAGCCACCCGGGGCACCGCATCCGGGCCCGGTCCAGGGCCGTCATCGGCCGCCGCTCCCCCCGGTCGCCCCAGCAGAGCGTCCGCGCATCGCACCACCGGCACTCCCACCGGGGCACCGTCGGCAGCTGCGGACGCTCGATCTCCGGGGGCGGCGGCGGCAGAAGGGCCATCGGTCAGGATTCCCCGAACAGTCGTAGCTCGATGTCGCAGATCAGGTCGGCGAACTCCTCCGCGGTCAGACACGTCTGATCGGTGTGGCGCTCGTTCCCGCCGATGTCGTAGCGTCCGCGCTGGTGGCGGTCGAGGGTGAATGCACCGTCTGGGTTCAGGTCCACCGTGTAGCACAGGTCATCGCCGAACCACATGAATCTGGTCGGTGCGATCAGCTTGATCTCTCGTGACATCGCTCCCCCCTCTCAGCGAATCCGCAGGTGCCGGCCCTGCGCCAGCTTCACCCCCGGGATCTCCCGGCCGCTCTTGACCGCGGCCAGCAGGCCCCGCCGGTCGACCCGGGGCTCCTGGGCGGTGAGGAACTCGGCCGGGATCTCGGCGTCCCGGCTGATCTCCACCGTCGGCGGGCTCGCCTGCAACGCGACCACGAAGAGGCCGGCCTTCAGCTTGTCGAGCTGGGCCACCTCGAGCCCCGCCTGGAGCCGCTCGGTCAGGCGGGCGGCCAGCCCCTCCCGGGCCGCCCGGTGACCGGCGAGCCGCTTCTCCTCGGCCGCGTAGGCCTCGGCCTCGAGGCGGAGGCTGCGGATCAGCCCGCAGTACCCCTCGACCTTCGCCGGGAGCAGCCCGTCGAGGGCCGTCGCGATCAGCCGGTCGGCCTCGGCCTGGTCCTCCGGGCTCAGGTCGCCGGACTCGGCCAGGGTGCGGATCTCCGCCAGTTCGGAAGTCAAATCGTACAGGTTCATCGTGCTTCTCCTTTCGTCACCGGCCGCAGGAACGGGGACATCCCCGCCACGGCATCCATCGCCTGCTCCTGCTGCTTCTCCGCGTGCACCTTGTCCGCCCGCTTCCACCGGCGGAGCAACTCCCGGCGCTCCCGACGGTCGAGCCGCACGCCCCGCTCGACGACGGCCACGACCCGGGCCTCCGGGCAGGACCAGGTCGGGAAGTGATCCTCCGTCGACCGCTCCGCCTCCCCGACGGGCTCGACGAGGTAGAGGTCGCCCTGGCTGCGGCTGGCGTACCAGCGGGCGTAGCCGAGGTCGGTCGTGGCGTAGACGGCCTCCCGCTGGCTCGGCGGGTCGACTGGCTCCCAGTCGTTGGCACCCTCCATCTGGCGGAGCAGGGCCTTCGCCTGGGGGTTGTGGAAGGTCTTGACCCACTCCCGGAACTCCCCGACGGTGCAGACCCGGCCCTCGGCCCGGGCGACGCAGACGGGGCAGCCGTCGACGACGTGAGGAGGGGCGGGACGGAGCAGGTCGCCGGGGCGCAGGCCGGCAAGGCCGCCGTGGTAGAGTTTCACGACCGCCTCCACTCGGACAGGTTCATCGTCCCCTCCAAGCCGGGGGCCGCAGGCGCCCCCCGGCGGTCTTCTCTGCTAGCGCCGCTGCGTCTTCCACGCCGGGCCGGCGGGCGCCGGGGGCGCCGGGGCGGCCGGGGCCTCGCCCACGCTGCCGCCGACGGCGTAGTACTTCTTCACCTTGTTCTTCTCGCCCCAGCCGTCGTCGGGCGACACGCCCAGCTTGAGCCCGATCGGGATGTTGTGGAGGTCGCTCGTGTCCGTCGGCTTGACGACCCCGGTCGCCGCGCAGATCGAGGCCAGCGTGCGCTGGGCGATCTCCACCGCCTTGGGATTGGCGTTCCACAAGTTGATCAGGTCGAACACCCGCCGGCCCGAGTGCGGGCCGTCGATGATCTCGATCGTGAGATTGACGTAAGCTCCCGTACCGGACTTCGTGTGCTTCTTCTCCGACGAGATGATGCACCCCACGTAGTCCCCTGCCGGCAGCACGGTGTACTCGTCCGCAGGAACCGCACTCGGATCGAACCCATCGAGATTCCCCATTTTTCTAGCTCCTGACCGCGGCCAACGCCGCGGCGAAAGATGCCCAGTCCAGCGGCAGGTCCGCCGTCAGACCGTACCTGTTGCCCGAGACGTAGGCGGGGTTGTGTCCCACCGAGAGCAGCCGCTTTCCGCTCGGCACCGCCCGCTTGCTGTCCTTCTCACCGGTGAGGTGGATGCCGTGCCGAGCGTAGCCGATCACGTCGGCCCATTCTTGCACGATCGCGACCGCCCGCGTGTGCAGCTTCAACGACGCGCAGTCGTACGCGTCGCCGTCCGGCGGCTCGACCTTCCGCACCTCGGCGTGCGAGATCAAGATCGTGGTCAGGCCGTGCTCCCGCAGCCAGTCCATGCCGGCCAGGAACTGCCGCCAGAGCTTGTCCGCCTCGACGTAGCCCTTGCCGAAGCCCCCGCCGACCTGCTCGATCGACTGGACGTGCGCCGCCCGGCACACTTCTTGCCAGATCAGCGGCTCCAGCCAGTCGAGCGAGTCCACGAACACCGTCTGGTACTCGTGCGGCTGGCCGCCCAGGCAGTCGATCGCTGCCTCGACGTCGGCCCAGCTGCGGCAGACCGGGAACGCCGGCACGTCGATCGCGCTCAGCCCTTCCTCCAGCGGGATCGCCACCGGGGCCGGCGCCCCCGCGGCCCACGACGATTTGCCCACCTTGGGCGGGCCGTAGATGATGATCTTCGGCGGCTCGGCCCGTTTGGCCGAGCGGATGTCCGACAGGTCCATTTCTCCCTCCTGCTGCGCGTGCGCCGGGCTGCTCCCGACAGGGGATGTTGTAGCAGGGGAGCGGTGCGACTGTCAACCTTTTTGTTTGCGCCCGCAAGGATTCTCTGCTACATCATTCGCCAGGAGGTGACCGATGACCGAAGGCAGGAAGCTCTTGATCGAGTGGCTGGACCGCACCGGGATGCCAGCTGCGGAGGCCGCGCGGCGGGCCGGAGTGTCGCAGGATGCATTCTATGGATGGACGTCGGGGAGGCGCACACCGGACCTCCGGTGCGCCGTCGCCCTGCTGGGATTGACCGGGGTTCCGGTTGAGGCGTGGCTCAGCGGCGCCGAGGAGGCCGGGGGCGAGCAATGACCCTCCTCGACGCGGCCCTCGGCTACGCCGCCCGCGGCTGGCCGGTGTTCCCTTTGCACAGCATCCGGGGTGGCTCCTGTAGTTGCCGGGCTGCCGCCGCCTGCTCCCGGCCAGGAAAGCACCCCAGGACCCCGCACGGCCGCAACGAGGCGACCGTCGACCCCGACCTGATCCGCCGCTGGTGGAACTGCTGGCCCGACGCCAACATCGGGATCGCCACCGGCCTCGAGTCCGGCCTCCTCGTCGTCGACCTCGATGATCCTCACGCCGTCGACGAGATCCGACTGCCCGACTCCCCCTGCTCCGTCACCGGCCGCGGCGGTCGGCACGTCCTCTATAAGAGGCCCCCCGGCGGTCGCTACCTCACCGCCACCCGCGTCCTCGGCCCCGAGTTGGCCGTCGACTCCCGGGCCGACGGCGGCTACATCGTCGCCCCTCCCTCGGTCCACGCGTCCGGCCGTGAGTACACCTGGGATCTCGACCCCGACGAGACGCCCCTCGCCGACGCCCCCGCTTGGTGGCTCGACGTGATCCGCCGGGAGGAGATCACTGCCACCCCGCTCCCCGCCCGCGACGACGACGACGAGTTGCCCCCCGACATCGAGGCCCTGCTGTCGGCGATCCCTGCCGATGAGTACACGACCTGGCGCAACGTCGGCTTGGCCCTCGCCCACGCCGACCCGGCCGGCGGCCTCGCCTGGTGGGACTGGTGGAGCTCGAGGTCCCCGAAGTACGACCCCGCCGCCGTCCGCAGCCAGTGGCGGCAGATGATCCGCCGCGGCCCCGTGGCCAACCCGATCACCCTGCACTCGATTCGCCAGCTGGCCTGCGACCTCGGCTACGAGGACCCGCTGCTGCGGGCCGGCGCCGAGATCGCCGCCGCCCTCCTCGAGAGCGAGCAGGCCCGGATCGCCGCTGCCCTGGTCCGGTCGCCGGCTACGACCGAGGTCCAGCGGCCGATGGATCTGATCCCCCAGACCGGCCTGCTCGGCGAGCTGGTCCTCTGGATTCTCGAGACGAGCATCCGGCCGCAGCCGGAGCTTGCCGTGGCCGCCGCCGCCGCGTTCCTCGGGGCGGTCTACGGCCGCCGGTACCGCACCACCACCAACCTGCGGACCAACTTGTACTTCGTCGGGGTGGCGCCCAGCGGCGCCGGCAAGGAGTGGGCACGCTCCTGCGTCAAGCGGCTCGCGGTGGATGCCGGCGCCACCCAGTTCCTGGGCGGTGAGAAGATCGCCAGCGGCCCGGGGCTGATCTCCGCCCTCGTGCGGTCGCCGGCTCAGGTTTTCCAGATCGACGAGTTCGGGATCTACCTCCAGGCGTTGACCGGGGCGGGCGCCGCCGCTCACCACCGGGACCTCATGGCGACGATGATGGCCCTCTACTCGTCGGCCGGAAGCACCTACCTCGGGACCGAGTACGCCGACAGCGAGAAGCGGCCCAGGGTGGAGATCGTCAATCCTCACGCCTGCATCTACGGCACGACCACGCCCGATCAGTTCTACTCGGCCTTGACCTCGATGCAGGGCCTCGACGGCTCCCTCGCTCGATTCTTGGTCGTTCACGCCCCCGAAGATCCCCCGCCTCGAGGCCGGGTTGACTGCGCCCCGCCACCCCGGGAACTCGTGGACGCCGTCCGGGCGCTCGTCGACCGGCCGCCCCCCGGCGGCAACCTCGCCGGGGTCGGCGGCTCGAAGCTCGACACCATCGTCCCGACCGTCGCCCCGATGGACGCCGCCGTGCTCGACGCCTGGGAGCTGCTCGACGAGCAGGCCCGAGGGCTGGCCACCGATGCCGGCGGCCGGGCCATCTACGCCCGCACCGCCGAGAACGCGACCAAGCTGGCGCTGGTGGCGGCCGTCTCCCGCAATCCCGACGCCCCCACGATCGGCCCCGACGAGTTCCGGTGGGGCCGGGAGTTCGCCCTCTGGTCCAGCAACCGCCTCGTCGCCGAGGTGGGGCGGAGGGTCGCCGACACCCAAGCCGAGCGGGACGTCAAGCGGGTCGCCGAGATCGTCCGGGCGGCCGGGCTGAAGGGGATCGCCCGGTCGGCGCTGGTCAACAAGACCTTCTTCCTCCGTGCCCGGGAGCGGGAGGAGGTGTTGACGACGCTGATGCAGGCGGGGCTCGTCGTCGAGCAGAAGGACCCCAGCTCCGGCGGCCGGCCGCTCACCACCTATCGACACGTCGAGGCTTGACACCCCTGCCCGGTGTGGTACTCTGGCCGGGCGTGCACCTGCTCTTGCCGACCGGGTGCGTCCTCCCTTCCACCCGGTCGGCTTCCCTCTCCTCACTTCCCCCGCCGACTTCTTCAAAGGAAGAAGTACCTTCTTCAAAGGAAGAAGTCTCCCAATAATTCCGCAGACTTAGGTACGGAAAAGCCCTTCTTCGTGATGGGGGGTATACACACACCTCTAAAAAGAGAGAGACACCCCCCCTATGAAATAGGAAGAAGGGGGGGGTGGGGGGGGGTAATATAGTATCTATGCGGGTTTGCCGGCGGGACTTCCTCAAAATCGGGCCTTTGACGAACTACGGGAACAAGTATCATCAGAAAGATGATGTATCGCTCTGTTTCGATTTTGCTTGACGATGCACGGTTATCCGGTAGAATGCAGCAAGGAGGCAAAATGAACCGAGAAGAATACATCCAGAAGGTCTTCAGCAGCAGCGGGATCGTGCCACCGAAGGTCAAAGACGTCGACGACGCAGCCGTTCGACTGCATCGCCGGTTCATCGGCGTGCTGCGGGCGAAAGGAGGAACGGCCAATCGCTCCACCGTCCTCAACGGCGGGCCGCTCCGAGCCAAAGATGTCGACGCCATCGCTGCCCTCCTCGAGGGCGAGGGGTTGCTCAAGATCGAGAAGGTCCAGACCAAGGGCCGGCCCAGGACCGTCTACACCCTGGTCCAGCCGTGACCGAGAAGCAACTCCAGCTCGCCGCCGAGCAGCTCCTCGAGGCCTGCCGGGTCCGGGGACTCCTCGTGGACTTCTACCACCGGCCCGACCGCGCCGCCGGACACCGGGAGCGGCCGGGACTGCCCGACCTGGTGATCGCCCTCGGGCCGGGCCGGGTCGGCGTGATCGAGCTGAAGACCGAGAAGGGGAAGACGACTCCGGCCCAGGATCGGTGGCTCGCCGCCTTCCCCCTGGCCGCCGTCTGCCGGTCGATCAAGGAGATCCGGCGGGCGCTCGCTGACTTCGGCGCAGACACCACCGGGATCTGCGAGTGGAAGGAGAAGGACCATGCCTGACCTGCTACACCGTCCCCTCTTGACCTGCCCGGACTGCGGCCACGAGTACCCGGGCCTGCGGGAGCCCCCGGCCGGAGCCACCTGCGAGGCCGTGCGGACCATGTGCCTCGGCTGCGGGAGAGAGCACGTCGTCTGCGTCTGGATCGCGGACATCGCAGCGTACCTCCGCCACAAGGAGAAGCCATGACCCGGAAAGGAACGCACGCGCACACCGCCCCGATCCGCTGGACCCCCGAGGCTGACGAGGCCCTGGAGTCGGCACTGATCGCCCTCTCCGCTGGCCTTGGCGCCAAGACCGACCGCTGGCACGCCGTCTGCGGCCGGATGGCGCCCGAGGTCATCACGACCCCGCAGGCGGCCCGCTCCCGCTGGGATCGGATCGTGGCCCGGCGGGCGAAGGCCGCGCAGCAGGTCGAGGAGGCCAACCGGCTGGAGGCCCAGATCGAGGAGGAGACACGGGAGCAAGAGCGGGAGGCCGAGGAGGCGGAGCAACAGCGGCGAGTTCGGGAGCAGGAGTGTGCCGAGGCCGAGGCCCTGGAGTCGATCCTGCCGCCCCAGGAGCGGGCTCCCGCCGACACCATCTTCGACAAGGCGTGTCGCATCGAGGCCCTGCTGGTCAAGCTGGCCGCGGTCTGGGGCGTGGAGCCATGACCTGCGGGGACTGCATCCACTGGGATCGGTGCCACTTCCTGATCTCGTCGCTGACCGGGGCGGAGACGGCCTGCGACTGGACGCCGAGCCGATTCTGGGCCCGTACCCCTCCCCCCTCCCCCCTCTGGCCCGACGACCCCGAGGAGGAGCGGGCCCACGGACCGACCCGGGAGGAGTACAGGTTCGGGTGGAAGCCATGACGGACCTCCAGGAGATCATCCTCACCGTTGTGACCTCCGCCGGGCCCAAAGGGATCGCCCTCGGGCAGATCGCCGAGTACCACTGCGGCGGCAAGACCCACTCCGCTCGCCGCGCCACCGCCCGCTCCGTGCTTCGTCGCCTCGGCGCCGAGGGCCTCGTCGAATCCCCGGACGGGGGCGAGAGTTGGAGGAGGGTAGAGGGATGAGCGACCACGACGACGACCTGATCGCCCGACTCTCCGATGCCGCCCTGATCGCCTTCGTGGTCGGGGTCGCGCTGGTCCTCCTGGGCCTCCTCGCCCGCGACTGCCACGCATCCCCCCGCTGGTCCCCCGCCGTGGCCTCCCGGCTTCTCAACGCCTGGCCCGACGTGGAGGCCGCCGCTGAGGCCGCTGGCGTGCCCGCTGCTGAGCTTGCCGCCATGGCCGCTACCGAGACCGGGGCCATGCCTCGTGAGGGCCTCTACGCCCCCGTCCTGGGCGTCCTTCAGGTGCGGCCCTCCACCTGGCGCCGGCTGCTCTGGGGGGCGGGGTACGACGATTCCGACCTGATGCACCCGGTCTGGGGCTGGTACGCCGCGGCCGAGGTGCTCGGCTACCTGCGGCACCGCACCGGGCTAGAGGGGGCTCGGCTTCACTGCGTCTGGAGCGACGGCAACGCCGCCCTCTCCTACGCCCGGGACTGCCTCTACTCCCGGGAGGTCGCACGGATGAGGGGGAGGGTCGGGGAGGTGGCACCGTGACCGACTGCGACCTCTTCAACATCGACGCCTTCCAACTGCTCGGCTCGCTGGCCGATGGGGCGGTGGACTGCGTGATCACCGATCCGCCTTACGACGCCAGGACGCACGCCGGGCAGAGGTCGATCGGTGAGACAGCCAGCAAGATCGACTTCCCCCCACTCGACGCCGCCAGCCTCCGCCGCTTCGTCAACGAGGCCCTGCGTGTGAGCAAGGGATGGGTCCTGGCCTTCTGCTCCCTGGAGCAACTGGGGGCCTATCAGCAGGCGGCGGTGGACGCCTGGATTCGCTCCGGGGTCTGGGTCCGCTGGTCCGGCCCGCAGTACACTGGAGATCGTCCAGCCCAACAGGCCGAAGGCGTGGCCATCATGCACCGCCCGGGGCGCAAGGAGTGGAACGGGGGAGGGACCGGGGCGCTCTGGGAGCACGGGGTCGAGCGCACCGATCGGGTCCATCCGGCGCAAAAACCCCTCGGGCTAATGCTCGACCTCCTGGCCGACTTCACCAACCCCGGCGAGATGGTCCTGGACCCCTTCTCCGGCGTGGCCACGACCGCCCTCGCTTGCCTGCGTCTACACCGCCGCTTCCTCGGTTCCGAGATCGACCCGAAGTACCACGCCCTCGGGCTGGAGCGCATCGCCGCCGAGAAGGGCTGCTCCACCCTCGCCGCTCACCGGGCGGGACAGTTGTGCCTGCTGGGAGACAAGTGATGACCTCCCACTCCCCATGTTTCCCCCGTGGCCCTCGCAAGCCCTCCCCCGGCCCGCACCGTCGTCGCCGGCCCTCAACCCCCTTCGAGGCGATCGACTGGTCCTCCCTCCGCTCTCCCTTCCGCATCGGCCTCACCCCCGACGCCACCGTCGCCAAGTCGTTGGGCTGCCACCCCGCCGACGTCGCCCGCTACCGGCTCGAGCACGGCATCGAGGCCCCCGGGACCGAGGGCGACGGCGGCCGGTGGCCGAGCGATGCCGAGTTGACCCGCCAGAACGAGGCGGCTGGGGAGCGGCGGGAGGCCGAACTCCGATGGGAGGCGCTGATGTCGAGTTCGGGGGCGTGGATGGATGGTAGGATGGGGGTGGACGATGAGGATTGAGACGATCGGGGATTGCACGCTCTACCTCGGGGACTGTCTGGAGATCCTGCCGACGCTGGGGAAGGTCGATGCGGTGGTTACTGATCCGCCGTATGGTCTAGGAGAGGCATACGCCAGCTTCGAGGATCTCGAATCCAATGTGAAAGCACTTGCCGACAAGTGGCTCCCATTGTGCAGAGATGCGGCATCTGTCGTTGCGTTCACCCCGGGCAAGGTCAACGAGTGGCTATACCCGCGGCCTAGCTGGGTTCTCGCTTGGTGCTCTCCCGCGGGTCAGGGCGGAACAAGATGGGGATTCCCTTGCCACTGGCCGATTCTTGTCTATGGGAAGGACCCTTATCTTGCTGCGGGACTCGGCCGTCGACCGGACGCATTTTTCCCCGCCTCTGTCGCTATCGAATCGGTCAACCATCCATGCCCAAAGCCATTGGCTGTTATGCAGTGGATCATCTCCAGGGTGACAATCTCTGGCCTCATCCTCGACCCCTTCATGGGCTCCGGCACAACCGGCGTGGCCTGCGTCAAGCTCGGCCGCCGCTTCGTCGGCATCGAGATCGACGAAGGCTACTTCGAGATCGCCTGCCAGCGCATCCGCGACGCCTACGCCCAGGGCGACCTGTTCCGGGAGCCGCCGAAGAGAAAGGTTGAGCAGTTGCGGCTGGGCGAGGTAGAAGAAGACGAGGAGGCCGACGAATGAGCAACACCCCCGACCCCCTGCTCGACGAGTGGCTCTCGCTCCGCCTGGACTACTCGGCCGCCGTCTCGAGGAGCGGCCCCCGGTCGTTGGCCGGGCGCAAGGCCAGCGAGGCGATCGCCGATTTCTGGCGGCTGCACTCGGACCGCTACCGAGACTTGATGCAGCCCATAAACATCAACGTTGACAAAGGGGAGGTGACGAAGTGAAGAGGGCCAGGATCGCCTTGGACATCTCGGCGAGGATCGGCGACGACATCCTCTACTGCTCCTGCCGCTGCCCCTGGCTCCAGTCCTGGCCCGGGATGTCGCAGCCCTGGGTCTGCGGGGTGTTTCTCATTGCGCTGCCCGTGGCACCCAAGGAGCAGGAGTGCCCGTGCTACCGCTGCTTCCAGTGTCTAGCCGATGGGGAGGTGACCGATGCCGAGTGACGAGAAGGACTTGCAGACGGCGATGGGGCTGCTGGAGAAGGCGAAGGTCGAGATCCAGCGGCTGGCCGACAAGGTAGCGTTTTCCGCAGCCCACACGGCGACCCTGACCGCCCGGCTGGAAGAGGAAGAGGAAGGCCGCTACCAGATCGCCCAGGCGCTCGGCCTGCCCGCGTGCTCCAAGGCAGAGGACATCTTGCCACGCATCGAGGCGATCCTGGACCGCGTGCGCCGCTTGCAGGAGGGCCAGGACCGCACCCAGAAGTACATCATCGACGAGGCCACGAAGACCCAACTGGGGCGGATTGCCGAGCTGGAGGCCGACCGGCGAGCCCTCGCCCTGGCCTTGGAGATGTCCGCGACGATGAGCCTCGACGGGCTGACGGGCAAGATCGGCTACCTCCTGCGGGACTCGGCCGCCCTGTCGGCCCTGCGGGAGAAGGGCATCGTCGACGACGACTCCCTACCCCTCGCTGCTTCCGCCCTCCCCCGCCCGGCCGACCTGCCCGCCGAGTACGCCTTCGAGGTGGCCGGGTACATCAAGCGCGAGGTGGCGTGGTTTGCGGATGGCGGGGCGGAGCTGGTGCGGATGGCGAAGGGCTCCGAGATCAAGCGAGAGGAGACGTGGGGCACGGTGCCCTGCGCGACGGATGGCCCGCAGACCAGGCCCCGCACCGTGCTGATCGACGAGAAGGGGTGCCGCTACGCCTGGACGGACCCCCTCGGCCAGACCCACTCCATGCCCCGTGACGACCCGCTGGGGCAGGGGCAGAAGCCATGAGCCGCGTGACCCAGGCCCGCAAGGCCCGCACCCCGTCCAGGGAGCAACTCGCCCATCGGTGCGGGACGCTGAGGCTCCGCGTCTGGCGCCGGGCCCATCGGGCCATGGCCGAGATGAAGCAGATCGAGCAGGAGCTGCGGGACCGCCTCGCCGCCCGGATGCCCGAGCCCGGCCCGGACGGGTCGATCTGCCTCCTTGCCGGCCGGCCCATCGGCGTCTGGGATGGCAAGACGCTGAAGACCTCGGCGTCGGGCTTCGTGACCCTGCTGCGGGACGCCCCCGGCTACGGCGACGAGTGGGTGGAGGCCGACGGAGCAGAGTGGCGTCCCTTCTTGGAGTTCGTCACCCCCACGCAGGAGGCACCCCATGACCAGACGTGAAGCGGCAGGACTGGCGGCCAGGACGGCCGCATGGGCGGCTGATCTCGACGCGATGAACGTCGAGATCGTCAATGGGGTCAGGGTCTGCTTCGCCGCTGAGAAGGGCAGAGACAGCCTGACCGCCTTCCTCCGCCAGTTGGCCCAGACCCTCGTGGACGCGGTGGGCGACGAGCCGCTGATCCTCACCCCCAACCCCAAGGAGACCCCATGACCACCCCCCTGACCCTGACCGACATCCTCGCCCGCCC